ATCCATGATGTACGGTAAATGGTGGACCACTGCGAGTCGGTTAAATGGCTGAGCGCATACTCGCCGCCGCTTTGCTTATCGCGCCCGGTGCCGAGGTTGGCCACAAGGTTGCGGAAGGAGTCGGTGATTAGCTGAAACGCGCTCATATCGCTGGCAGGTCCCATAGTGTCTGGGCGGGGGCGCTGGTGACGCGGCGCCACTGGCTGCCGCCACAGGTTAAGCATTTACCTCTCATGACGATATTGCCCTCGGTGGTCTCTGCGTCCCAGACCCGGATGTGGCCTGGCCGGCGTTGAGGCTCTTTTGAGGGAGCAGACCACATTAATCCGTGAGTGTCAAAGACTTTTAGAAGCCCATCGTACCATATTGCCCGGGCGCGCGAAGTGTTAAACGCGCCCCGCAACAAAACCGAGCGGAAGTTTTTCATGGCTCGATTGTGCCGATGTCATGCAGCTGGCCGTTCGCCTGGTTCAACCGGACCCCGCACATCTCAAGCGCGGCGCCTAACGCAATAATGTCAACTTTCGGCGGGGCCGCTACCGTCTCGATGGGTTTGGTCAGGCTGGCCGGGACGGGGACGATCCTGTCTTCGGTCGTCGTGACCGTCCTGTAATCAATGATCGGCTCGCAAACTTGCGGGGCGGAACACCCGCTTAACAAAATCAGCAGGCAGCTCGTCGCCGGCCAGTCTATAGCATTCGTTCCCTGCATTTTCCCGGTACTCCTTCATGAATTCGTTTGTCTCAGCTATCCGCGCTTCGGCCAGCTGGCCGGCGACGCGGGCCTGGCTGACGGCCTCCTCTGCACGCCTGGTCGCTCGGTCCCGGGCTGCGGCATTCTTGTCGTTGACGGCCTGGCAGTCGGCCAGGGCGATCGTTGAGCGCCCCGCCGTTACTTTCATCACGGCTATGGTGTCGCGCTGGGTGTCGATGGCGGCTTCCAGTGCGTCGATTTGTTTATCCTTCCACATGCTAACGCCGAACGTTGTCAGCAAGAGAATGCCTGAGAGCGCCCAGCCGTAAAGCATTACGCCTGCATCCAGTGGTCAATCATCCACGCGATAAAGACCACCACAGCTATCAGTCTCCACCGATGCACCGGGGTTACTTTCGTCCAGGCTGCTTTGAACTGCTTCCCAGCTGCTTTTAACTCTGCTTTCAATCCCGTCCAATTCATTTTTCCACCTCTGTATTCTAATAACGTAAGTGATCGTTTCTTCGCTGTGCCGGCCGGTAATCCGAATCAGGAATGGCGATATTCGTTCCCAATGCAGTTCATCACCAGATAATCGTTGCGCCCTGAGTATATTCCCAGCACCGGCATTATACGATGCTTGGGCCAGCTGAAGTCGCGACAGCGGCGGGCGGGGGCTGTGCCAGAATCTTAACTGCTGACCCATGTAAACCGCACCGTATAAAATACTTAGCGCCGGGTCGAACAACGAACCGCTCCGGCCTGTTTGCCGTGCAAGGTCGTCTCCGGTCCCCGGCATGATCTGCATTATTCCCCGGGCGTTCGCTGGACTCACTGCCGCCGGGTCGTATCTCGATTCTTGCCATGACTGTGCCTTTAACCATCGCCAGTCGTGCCCGCGCATGTAGGCACGGGCGTTGGCTTTGAACAAATGGTCATACTTATCATCCGCTAAGGAATTGCCAAAACAGGGCAGTGACCAGACCAAAAATAGCCCAGATAATAGTCCGGCGATGGTGTGCGACCGCCATCGGATCCTCTTTGATAACCGACCAGTAGTCACTGGTTTTTCTCCCAACCGATTTGTTTTGTTTCGTTACCAGCCACCATGCAAGCGCCGCAGCGGTGATGATGGACAGCCCTGCGATCAGGAACTGGACCGGCCAGGGTGATGCGGCCAGCGGCAGAATGTACCAAGACTGATCTCCGCCCATCATTGTATCTTGGCCGATTCGTATTGGCGCGCTTCGATACTTTCCAGCTTGCGGATAACCGCGTCAAACCCAGACTTCATATCAGCACGGACTGCCGCGTTGCTCGCCTGCAAGTCAGCGCGCAGAACAAGTGTCGCCGTCTGCATCGTTTCCAGTTTAACTTCGGTGATAGTTACCCGCCCCTCGAGCGAAAAGAACGCCACCATTACCGCCCCCGCAATACTCATTGTCGTTACCAAGTGGCTAATAGATACGCGTTTATCAAGGTGCCATCCGTCCATGAATCTTTCCCTTTGCTGTTCTGTGCGCATGGCGCTATTTACAAGTAACCGGTTGGAACAGGTGGCTCAGTTCCTTCGACCCAGAGCAACCACCAGATAAGCACCACGGCGTACCGCTGCCTATTTTATCCAGATCAATGTCATAATCCCATTCCATAATCATGCGGCTGTTTTCCGGCGGATTGGTTGTTAGAGTAATGCTGCCAACATCAAAAACCTCAATGCCTGTGGCAGTTCGCATGGTCTGATAAGCGGTGAAATTCAGGACTGCGCTATCGGAATTATTCAGGCTAGAAGTCCAGTAATTTGGCGAGCCGTTCAGGTGGGCGTATCGGTAAAGGACGACTTTTCCTTCGCTGATCTGCAGGTCAATGCCTTCGCCGGACGTTTCTGGTTCATACCAACTTCCCGAGTAGCACTTATCAAGTGCGAGTGCCGGAACTGCAAAGGACGATAATAAAATCGTGAATAAAAGCGTTCTCATTCTAGCCTCCCATGAATTTGTTTAGGTCATACCCGCTCTTCAACGGCCAGTAGTCCATCATAACCGCGTCGGCCAGGTTCGGTGAGGCCGTGCCTTCGGGTGTTTTATTAATCATCAGCTTCAATCTAGCCCCTTTCCCTGCGGTTACCTGGCAGAGCTCCTTTTCCAACTGTCTTAACTTCGGCAGCCGTGAGTCGATACTGATCAACGTCTCGGGGTCGTACTGAGCGCCTTCCGTGACTGCTCTGAACGTCCGATAAAACCGATTGCGAAGCTCCCACCAGCCTTGTGCCTTCAGGTTGGTGTAAAAATCTTTATTCGTCGGGCTTTCCTTGTCGCCTTCAATTACCCGGCGCCCTGGGTTAACCACGGCGGCCCCTGCGTCCCAGGGCACCATCGTAATCCCTGCAGGCATGCTATCAGAGTCTTTGAGATTATTCACCTCACTTTTTACGCTGACCCCCAGCCCGATGCAGTCGTACTGGAGCGCAAGCGCGCCCAGCTTCGAGACTTGCGCGATCGCTTTACGCGCCGTTACGGCCGGGTCCCGGGCGCCCCATTCGTCCAGCTCGCGCAGAATGATCCCCTGGCTGACGGCGAGGGCGTTGGTGTCGCCGCCTTCGTCCGCAACGTCAAGCGCCGCGCCCCACAGGCCGGTCTCGGGCAAGCCCAGCTTAATGTGGGCGTCGACGGCGGCCCGGACCCATTCTACCTTGATCAGTACCCCTTCAACCGAGGCGCCGTAGTCCCGGTCAACTTCCTGCGCGAAAACGTGAGACAGCCCCTCCCTTTCAAACTTAGCCTTCCGCGTGTCGTACCACGCTTGCGTCTTCGCGGGGTGGTCGCTCCAATCCATGACAAAAACCTGGGTGCGGTCTGGTGCTATCTCGCCTGTCCAATCAGCACCGGCCTCGCGCCGTCGGTGGAAAACGTTACCCAAACCATTAACCGAGGACAGATCGATCGGCACCCGGGTGTTCTCCGACAGCGCTGCCTCGATGGTGTCGGGCCGCTCGTAGTGGGAGCTTTCATCCTTGAAGTAGACCAGCGTGCGGCCACCCCGCCCGATGTTGTCCCCCGCCTCGCCGGTGATCGTGGCCCCGTTAGCCGGGTTGATTACCCGCATGAATGTCATGTGAATTTTAGCGTTCCAGCCGACGGGTAAGAACTCGCGGGGCAGTCCGTCTATCAGCGGCCTGATTTTCTCGAAGATTGATTTTGGGTCGCCTATTTTATCAACCAGATCGGACTTGCGGCTACCCCAGCCGATCGCAGCGCCCGGCCAAAACAGCCAAAGCCAAACCGAAAACGCGCAGCAGACCCATGTGGCGCCCATGTCCCTGCACTTTTCGATTAGGGCCGCCTCGCACCCCTCAACGCAGGCCAGCAGAAACTGCACCAGCTCTTCCTGGCGTTTGAACAGTATCAGCGGCATTTTAGTGGGCAGTGGACCCAGCGCGTTACGCGGGTCGTAAGTGTCGCACCAATGGTTGACAAATTCGACCGGGTGGGTGCGGTAGTACTCCAGCGCCCCTTCGACCAGCGTCGGAAAGGCGCGCATCATCAGCACCTGCTTTTGCCGCCAGGCCAGGACCGCCGTGTAGTCGATCGGCCAGTCGTTGGTCGTCGTTGGAATCACCCCGGCGCGCGCAGCGTTGCGGCGTAGGCTGCGGCGGCCTGCTGGACCGTCATGTCGCCGTTGATCGTTTTGATCGGTCCGCCGTCGGGGCCGGTGTGTTCTGTCACCTGGACCTCTTTAAAGCCCATGCGGGTTTTCTGCCAAAACATATTCATCGCCGCGCACCGCGGGTTGCTGGTGTCGGTGGCAATGTTAAACGCCGTTTGCAGCACTTTGCTGTTCGCTTTCGCCTGCGCGACGTCCAGCTGGGGCCGGAAGTGCTTTATAAGCGATGGCTTCGATAGCGCCTCGCCTGTCTCCGGGTTGATAACCAGCAGGCGGACCTGTTCCAGCGGCAGGCCGTAGCCGTGCAGCGTCTCTACCAGGGCTTGCTGGCCCCGTTGGGGGATGAATTCTTTAGACATGGTCTGCTACCTCAGCGAAGGTTTCGCCGCTCGATTCTAGCACGGCTTCCTTTCCCGTGTAATCTTGCCAGCGCATGACTGTCACGTCGCAGTACTTTGGGTCCAGCTCCATCGTGCGGCTGTTGCGTCGGTTTTTCTCGCAGGCGATCAGCGTGGAGCCCCCTCCGCCGAATGGGTCAAGCACGATATCCTCTTCGCGAGACGAATTGCGTATGAAGTGTTGGACAAGGGCGACGGGTTTCATGGTCGGGTGGATGTCGCTGCGGTGTGGTTTGTTCTCGCGCACAACGGTGGTCTTTTTGTTATTGCGCAGCGAGTTAACCAGCCCAACCAGCGCTTTTTTATCCAGCTTTCGCAGATCAACGTCGTCGTCGATTACGGTCTTTTTGTTAAACCCGCCGTACCACTTGTGGGCCTCGCCTGGTTTCCACCCGTACAGAATCGGCTCATGTTGCCAC